GCCATAGGCGGATTCCAAATCTTAGCCAAACGGAACGCCAAACCATCACCAAAGGCTTCAAGCCAAAGGTAGGGGATATCGAGCGTCTGACCGTTTGTAAAGTTGGCATCCTCAATGCGGCGCACTCGATAGTATTTAAGATACTGCGCGCTGCTGCCATCAGGAACAGGCCAAAGAGTGACGCTAGGAGAAATCAACCTATCAAGCCAATATACCGTCGTGAACCCCTGCTGCTCCTTATTAGGATACGTGGAGTATTCAGACCGGCTAATAGGCAGGATAATGCGGTCGGTAGATGTTGAACCGCTGACGGTGGTCATATATGCATCAAGAATAATAACCGTGCTTTGGTCGACCGGATAAGTAGACTGCCCCTGCACAAGCGGCACCGTCACAAGGTCAACCTTCCACAGGTTGACGCCCTGGTTAGCCCAGCGCGCCAACATGAGGTTGGTTGCCATCTTCGCAGAGTGCATATGCTCCTGTAGGAGCGCAGTGTTGCGAACGCCAGCAACATTGAACGCATACAGGACCAACTCGCCAAGCGATGGATTGAATGCGTATGTGCCGGAAGAGGTCATTTCAATACTCTACCACGATTACAATGCCCGGAGCGCCTGCACCGCCGACACCACCTGCGCGGCCAGTAGTGAGGTCGCCTGCGCCGCCACCGCCACCACCAGCGCCATAATTGCCACCTGCCGCGCCTGCACCGCCGTTGCCAGTAGAGCCTGCACCCCCTCCACCGCCACCACCGGAAATATGTATTGGGCCTGCCGACAGAATGTTTTGCGCCGAACCTGCTGTGCCTGCCGTGTTTACAGGAGCGGCGCCAGTATTGGCGGCGGTGCCGTTAATAATTGTAGTTCCGCCAGAACCTCCAACTTGGGCAGTGCCGCCTGCATTAAACCCACCACCAGACCCACCACCACTTGGAACAGCATTGGAGTTTCCTCCTGGCCACGCCACACCAATAGCAGTTGTTCCGCCGCCAGCAGACCCAAAAGTGGGAATTGAACCCCCTGCGGTGGGAGCAGCAAAAGCTCCAAACCCACCAGCATTGCCGGTAAACGAAGCGCCTGCGCCACCGCCTACGTTGGTGCCAAAGCCGCCTTGAGAGTTTGAGTTAATGCCCCCACCGCCGCCACCAGAAGCAGTTATCGCCACGCCGGGAGCGCCGCCCCCACCGCCACCGCCCCACAGCTTGCTACCAAAGCTGCTGATGCCACCGCGACCACCTTGGCCAGCAAGGGTGCCGGGCAGTGGTGGCGTAACGCCGGAAGCACCGCCAGCGCCGGCAGCGCCAACAGTGATGGTCTCAGTTGCGGCAATATCAGAGGCATTAAAAAGACGAAAATCAACGCCAGCGGCCCCACCTCCGCCGCCACCAGACCCACCACCTACAGCAGCATAGGTTCCACCAAAGCCTCCGCCACCGCCACCACCGACAACAAGAACCTGAACCGTCTTTGTATTCGGGTTCTTCGTCCAAGTTGCCGAACCGGCAGTTGAAAACACCGTAGTGATCGGCGCAATTGCACCTGAAGTAGCTACTGCACGAACAGCCATTACACGCCATCCCCTGCCATGACATAGACAATAGCAGTTCCGGTCTGAGTGATGCCGGTAAAATACGAATTAAATGGGACGGTAAAAACCTCAATCACCCCAGGCAGCAGAACAATAGCAGGGCTGCCAGTGGTGGTGATTGTAGTAGAGGAAACCGTCTGAGACTGGCTTACGGTATACGTTCCCGTGCTACCCGTCGTTCCCGTAAGCTGAGAAACAATCTGCGTGCCAGCCACAACGCCAGTGCCGCTAATAAGTTGATTAGGGAAAAGCGTTCCAGAACCAACAGCAGAAACCGTCATGGTAGTGCCGGAGATGCTAGCCGTGATGCTGGCAGCAACGGGAACAACCGCGTTTGTCTTCGCCACAGCAGCGTTAATGCTAAACCCCATAAAAACAGGGGTTGTGCCAGCATTCAGAACGCGAATGTTCCTGACGCCCGCAGAGATGGTGAGCAAATTCGGAACCTGAATGGCATCAGGAGCCGACGTGGCGGCAGTAAATGGAACTGTCAGACCAATTGGGAAAAAGGGCGTTAGGTCCATTTCATCACCTCAAGATAGACTTACAGCAAAATATCTGTCGCAGCCGCCATTGGCAGAATTGATCGTGATAGAGATACGCAGCGCTACTTGGCCTTCTTAGTATGACCGGCGCGCGCCGCAGTGATGTTATCTACCATATTAGGGTAGGGACGGCCAGAGGCGCGGGCATGAGCCTTGGCGGCCTTCACCCCTTCGCGGTTCAAGTGCTTATGCACCGCATCCTTGGGGGCTGCCGTTTCCCAAAATTCCTTGTGCTTCTTCATCACGGACAATCCCACTTGCGAAGAGACTTATTGATTCGGCTATCGGGGTCGTGAGCAGTCTTCGCGCCAGTCAGGTGCTTCTTCATACCTTCCATCCGCGCACAGAATGAGCGGCGGCGGGCGGCAGAAAGCTCGCTATGCTGCGCTTCCTCACGAGAAACAGGGCGCTTGATGTTGCGCCCCTCCGCCTTCAAAGAAGCTCGGCCCTTCTCATTGAGGCCGCCGGAAGGGTTCTTGCCCTCCCTACGAGTCCAAGCACCAGCCATTGCAGCCTCCAGAGAGAGACGGGGGCTTTCGCCCCCGCTGTCCTTAGTCGATGTCCATGTCCTTGTGCCCGTGCGGCAGAGTGCCCTTGTGGGCGCTGCTGAGCGGGGAGGAGTCAGAACCAGACTTAGCGCGACCGCCAGCCTTGCGGGGCTTGCGACCGGCGTGCTGGTGCGCAGCAGCGCCGTGGACGGCGCCAATGTGCTTCACATGGCCCATGTGGTGGTGCATGACGTGACCGCCGTGCTTCCGCTTGGTGCGACCGCCGCGCTTCCGCTCTTCAGCCGCCGGCCCCACATTGTTCTCGCCCGTGTAGGACATGTTACGGCGAGCGAGGTCTTCCTTATACTCAGGAACGCCCTCCATATGCTCGCCAACATGCCCACCTTCGGCAAAGTGACCCTTGTGGGCGGCGTGCTTGCCGTGATGATGCGCCTTATGACCCTTCATGGCCGATCTCCTCAGAACGCGCTGAATTGGGTGGCGCCGAAAAGACCGGCGATGGACCCAACATTGTAAAGTTGCGGTGACTGGCGGATGATCAAGCGGTTTGCGCCAGTGGAAGATGCGGACTGCAAGGTATAAGTGCCTCGCACATCGCCAGTAGTGGTGGACGGAGTGGTCTGCACCGAAGCCGTGTAGCCCGTGGCCGCCGTAACCAACGTCGTCGCCGTCAGTGAGGCTGCGTAGTTCACCAGAATGTCACCAAAGAAATCAGACCGGATCGGCAAGCCGATAATGTCTGTGGTGCCAACCGAGTAGGCGTGCGTTGTATCAGCCGTGCCGCCGCTAAGAACGACGGAACGAATATACTTGAACGCCTTCTTGCCGTTCACAGTGGATGAGGCAGTGACAGTAATGGCTTCCGTCATCGGGAAACCATATACATCGTAGCCGTTCACGGTGGCGGTGGTGTAGGTCGCGGCGGCAGCAGCAGTGATGCTGACAGCGCGCCCCAGGATGGCCATGGGGTTCCAGAGAGTCAGGCCGCCATTGCTGCCATAGTTGATGCCCGAGGCCAGCGTGGCGCGCGAAAGAGACGCCGTGATGGTGCCAGAGCCAATCGTCTGCGACGCGCTAACGATATAGGTGCCGACATAGCCAACGCCCGTGCCGTAGCCCACCACAGTCACGCCAGAGGCCAAGGTGCCCGTGCCACCGGCAGTCAATAGCGTCATGCCAATGCAAATCGGCCCGGCGCTATTGGCTGTCACGGTCATCACCGTGCCAGCAATGCTAGCGGTGAAAGACGCATAGGTGTCGATACCCACAAGCCCGGCCCCGTTCACGCCCGTGTCAACCACGCCTGTATCAGCACGGACAACCGAGGGAATGATCGAGACGCCAGTCGTGGCCGAAGCCGCAGACACCAAAGTCAGCGTAGCCGACGTGGGGTTTGCGGAAGCCACAATGGCAGCAGAGGCGGCAGTGTAGGGCACCACATTGAGCGTGGTGATGTTGTCCATGCCGATGAAGCCCGCAGTCAGGGCTGTAGAGCCCTGACCGGGAGCATAGGCATAGGCCGCGCGCGGATCGAGAATGCCGGCGCCAGCGTAGAACAACGAAGGGCCAAGGTCCGGGTTGTAATCAGGCGTAGGGCCGAGACCAGCCGGCGTTTCGCCAAAAACAACTACAGGACCAGAAAAGGCGGTAATAGCCATAGGCCGGCCTCCTTACGCAGTGGGGAACGACCCGAAGATCGAACGCCAATTGTAGTAACCGAACGAGTAACGCTCGTAACCCTTCACAAGCAGATTGTCAGTGACAAAATCCACCTGCATGTCGGTCTCAAACTTGACTCGCTCCATATACGACAAACCATCAATGTTCGTCAGAAGGAACCAAGCAAAAGCCGACGTGAGGAAGTCGTTGGTCATGTAGCCTTCGGGAAGGCCACCGGCCGTCGACACAATCGCGTTGACGTCGTTGTCAGCCGTGCCAGGGCGCAGTTCCGTCTTCGTCAGGCGGATAGCAACCGGCTCAAGCTGCGGCGGAACGATGAGCTTGCGTGCGCGCGCAAACACCTTCAGGCCAGCCTGATCGCGGAAGTTGGTTCGCACCGAGATCATGCCGTTCAGCAGGGTGGCCTCGTTGAGGTCAACCTGGATGGTCGGCGTGTTGGAAACGGTGCCACCGTCAATCGGGTGCGCCGTGGAACACAGGGCCACGCCGTCACCGCCAACCGACGCATTGTAGGTCGTCGCGGTGTTCAGCAGGTTGGCGCCGTAGATTTCCTTGGTCTGCTGGAAAGACTCAATCAGGCCAAGGTTCGACGGGTGAAACTGCGTCTTGTAGAGGTTGTCATCAATCGCCTTGCGAGTGATGGCATACCCAAGAGCAATTTCGGTGTGTTCCTGGTTGTAGACAAAACGCTCACCAGCATTATTGTCGAACGCAGTCTGACCACCTTCGGTCTTAAGCTGCGCCAGACCCAGGTAGCGCATCTCAGCGGTGCGCTCCAGAGCCATCTTCGACTCGTGCTTAGTGAAAATCTTATCATACTGAGACGGGATCATCTCATACTTGCCCTCGACGCCGCGAAGGCCGGGGAGCAAGAGGTCCTTAATAGCAGAAAGATTAACAGCCATTGTTCAGCCCTCCGATCACGAAATGCCAGTCGGACCAGCGCCATTAGAGCGCCAAATCTCGTTGTTGAAGCCGACGATCACCTGCGGGAAGTTTGTGCTGGGGTCGGTGCCGTTCGCGCCGGGCGGGGAGAAGTCGTAATCAACGATGACGAACGGCGAAGTCACAGCCGTTGCAACCGCGTCGATATACGCGCCAGAAGTGCCAGTGGCGGCATTGCCAGCGCCCAGATTGCAGGTGACATACCGGCCAACCGGCAGGCTAGAGATCACCGAGGGGGTCGCACTGGCGTTGAAGAAGCTGGAACCAGTGGCCTGGACAATGAAGCGGGTGTTGGGGTCGTCGATGATGTAAGCCTCGACATCCTGAAGAGTGTTCGCGTCAGAACCCGGCCAGTAGCGGCTCCAAACCACGCGCTTCTGCGAGACCGACAGATACTTGCAGCCAACAAAGATGCCAGCGCACGCGACAGTGCCGTTGTAGGTGGCGTTCTGAGCGGCGGCATTGGTGATGTAGCCCGTCACAGAGCTAGTCACAGGGACCACCGGGTCACCCCAGTAGATCGGATTGGTGTTCGACGGCGCAATGCGTCGGACGGACTGTGCAAAGGTCGGCACGCCACCGGCGCCACCGTAATACTGAAGGAAACCAAAGGGAGCCGAAATGTTCGGCATGGGATTGCTCCTCTGTGCTGGTTTGCTGTCGCACACCGAGGCGACTTAAACCGGGGGGATCAGAAAGCCTCCCACGCCGGGGGGAGGAGCGTCATGACCTATAGACAGAAAAAGGCAGAAGTAAAGGGGTTTTTACACCCCTCTACACATTTTCAATCATTAGGGATCGGGATGGCTTCATAGCCCTTCTTGATTTTAGCCTGAACTTCGCGATGGTCGCGGCCAAATTGTCCATCAGGGCTCTGATTGAGAGATTGCTCCCTAATCTTGACCTGATCGCGAGCCTTCTTCTTCTCAGCGTTTTCAAATCGCTCGCTGATAACCTTCGGGCGAGCCATCAACACCATGCCATCACGCTCAATGACAGGGTAATTGCCGGTCGGCATCATGGTCGGATGACGTTCCGTAGGCACAGGCTCCCATCCAGTGCGCGCCAGAGACACCTGATAGGCAGGGTCTTCCATGCCATAGACGGTCTTGCGCTTCCAGTTGTAGTCCCAACCGTCAGGAACAATCCTGTGGTCGACATAGAACTTGTCACTTCCTTCATCAACGCTGCCACCGATGGCGCCCATAATCTCGGCGGCTCGCTTGGCAGCAAGTTCACGCGAGTTTTCGGGGCGAAGGGCAGGACGCTGTTCTGGACGACGCGGAACAGGCTGCGCAGCAGGCTCCGGGTCAATGCCTTGCTCTAATTCATTCACTACCCTGGTGATGGCAGCAATATCATTTGGCACTTCAAGAGGAACGTCGCTGTCAATACTGATTGCAGACGGCCGAAGACTAGGGCGACCGGGGCGCTGGGGCGAATAACCGCTCATTTTTGTTTCTCCTAATGAATTTTGCCAGCCTTGCGGAGTTCCACAAGGTTTTTGGCGTATTCAGTATCCGACATGCCCATCATTTGGGCCATTTCACGCTGTTCTGGCGTCAATCTGACGACATTGGAGCGCGTTCCAGCAGCAGTTCCACTTCGACTGACAGGTGCAGCCGGCGGCATCGACTGGCGTTGCGCGCCGGATGACGCGCCAGACATGGGAGATTCAGCCGGAGCTTCATATCGCTGCGAAGAAATGCCCATAATGCTCTCAATAGCTGAAAAATACTCGTCGGTATCAGCCTTGATGCCGTCTGCATCGACCAGATTATGCGCCGCGATCATCTTCCGAGTCAGACGCGGATCGTGGACGCACTCAGGGTGGCGCCTAACCCAATCAGCGGAACGCGGGGAAAGCGTTGCCGCAAAGGCTTCGACGGGATCAGAGGGCGTCTGATAAACCGGCGGAGGCTCGCGCCTGGGAGCAGCCTCCATGCTGGCCTTGCCGTTCTCCAACTGAAGGAGCTTGGCAGCGTTGGAAGCCATACCTTCCTGGATATCGGCAGCCGAGTCAAAATCACCAGACGCCATTGCCGCCCGGTAATTCCCCTTCAGGATGTCGTTCTCACGCCGCAGGGTGCCAATGGCGTTGTTGATGAGGTGGAGATTGCTATCCTCAACCTCACCACGGGCGCTGTGCGCCTGCTGGGCGGCCTCATTGGCGCGATGCTCGGCATCCAGGCGAAGGCGCTTCTCCGCCTCAAGCTGCCGCCGCAGCGTCTCAATGCCATCTTCCGGCGCGATAACCGGACGAGGCTTCTCCTCCGCCTTCTCGACCTTGATTTCAGGCTCTTGAGCTACGGGATCGGCGGGCTCAACAACAATATCAAGCTCTTCCTT